CTAACTTTTCAACACTATATTAAAACATAGCCTTATATTTAAATGCTGTGTACTACTTCCAAAGCCAACCCAACTGTTACCGCTTGTATAAATGGTAGTTACATCAGCTCCTCCATATTTCATTGTCATTCCCATAGCAATATTTACTGTAGTATCATCATTAGTAGTTCCAAGCCTAGTCATTCCTGTATTGCCTAAGGCTGAAAGCTGTGTGCTTATTGCTGGCATATTACTTCACCTCCAAGGTTTCTATATAAGACCACTTTGATGCATCTGCCATTGGTGCTGAGAAGATAACTCCATCAGTGATTGGGTCTGCAAGCTTTGTAAATTCAACTGCAGGAACTGTACTTAAAAAATACATTCCATTACTGTCTATTGCTAAATCAGATACATCATATAAATATCTATTACTTAAAGCAGGAATCACATCCCATATAACCCCATACTTTATTTGACTTATAAAATAGGAAATTATCTGATTCTTATTTGCCGTAATTGTATTTATAGCAACTCCTTGGTTGCTGCTTAATGCAGGATTGTTTGGATTTGTATTTCCTGCTTGATTAACTGGTTGATCTATAATTATATTTCTAAATGTATTTCCACTTAATAAATTAAAATACATACTGTGCATAGCAACAAAGGCTTGAGAATCTTTAACTTCTGCGTGTGGTGGTTCTGCATTAAGTCCACCTTGAAGATTTCTACCATCAATCATAAGCTGTAAATTCCATAATGGTATTGTAAAAGTTCCAGCATCAACACTAAAAAATACACCTACATAATGTGCTCCCGCTGCTACCTGTGGAATTCCAAGCGGTATTCCTATGGTGTTATCCCCTTGCTGCAGTTTTGTTTTTGGCGTGAAAGTTATATCCGCATTATCAAGTTGTATTTTTATTGTTAACGTACATGCTTGACTTGCAACACCGTAAATAGATAAAAGTAATGTGAGATTGGTATTAGCTATTGCAGTAACCCCTAAATAAATAGGTTGCTGCACAGAAGTGTTTATTGTTAAAACCTGTGGACTCGCATAATAAAGCATAGAACTTAAAGCTTGTGCTACTTGGTTTCCTAAATCATCTTTTACAGTTTTAAGCAAAGAACTAGGGTCCATTGTATTAGTTAAATCCTTTAGTGGCTGTCCAAGTTCAACTTTAGTATTTAAGCCTGTTAATACATTCTTTTTTGTTTTAATTACCTTTACCTTAACATCAACATTAAATTCACTATGCCTTACGGTAACAATATCCCCAACCTTTACAGTTTCAAGCTGTTTATATTGTGCATATTCCTTGGTCCTGCTAAGTTCAATAAAATCCACCTGAATATTAACAGTACTTAAACCAATAACATTTGCTAAATCAATAGCCATCTTCCTTAAGGTTACTTCATCACCAGCATCATTAATTTCTACTTTTTTTATAATCGGAAATGGAGGATAACTGCTGCTATCCCAATTAGGAACACTAATATATTTTTCTTTCAACTTAACTCCGCCAGCACCTTTAGGATAAAGCTTTGTTACTACTTCTGTTGTATCAACAGTAACCTTCAAACCTTGAATGTTCTTTCCGTACTTTATTAATACCCCAGTGTCATTTCCCATCTGCTTTAGAATTTTAACTGTGTAGTTGTCTCTTAAAAGTTCCCCTTGTCCCCATTTCTCTATCATCTTGAAAAACGCTTCAACTGGACTTATTTCTACCATATAAAGTGTATTGGCAACTACAATATCACTATCCACTTCATAAATTAGAGACAAATCATTGACTAAAGCTTTTTGCATTGCAGTTTTTACTGGTGCGTTTTCTGCTCTAACATCTTCTATAAAATAATAGGCCATGTCATAAAAGATATGGTTTGCATAAACCTTAATCCTTTTATCACTGGCCTGTACTTTTTCCACTTTATATATTCTAAATAGCTGTTCATTAACTTTTAGTATATTGAACTCTTGTAAATACTGAACCTTTTTAGAATTAGCAGGATACTCTAATTCCAAAGCATACTGTCCATTTAACTCTTCTGTTATTTCTAATAGGATGCACTCATGTAAAACCGCTAAACCATTATTATCAAAGTTCCCTTTTAAAGTCCTTCTATCATAAACGCAGATCAAACTATAGCCACCTCCAATTTGGAGTGATTTCTACCTTAGAAACATTACCACTCCAAGAGATGCTGTTATCTCCAACAGATAAAACAGGAAATTCCCCTGTAACCTTGCTATTTAGATTTTCACCACTTTGATTATATGCATTTTGCTGAAGACTATCTAAAATAATATGATCTGTTATTCCTTTAAATTTTACAGTTTGAGATTGGATATTCAAAGTAATATCTCCATTCCCCACAACCTTTACTACAGGTTCGGAGTATATTGTTCCCGGATTTGTTATCTTCCCTGATGCTATTAAATTTGTAGTACTATTATTTACTGCATATTTAAAAGGCTGACAGTTAAAAACAATAACGAACTTAGAAAAATATTTATAAGCTTGGGTAAAATCAATTGCATTAACTACTTGTGCTACATACTTTCTATCTGTTTGGAAATCAAAAATTAAGCTGCTTTCTCCTGCTCCTATAAGCCAACCTTTTATATCATCTATTTTGTTAGGAAGGCTTCCTTCCTTTAAAGAACATTCAACTGTTATTGTAATATCCTCATAAGTATTTTCATCAAATCTCAAGCTTGAATTTCTTCCTGGAACTACAACATTGGTTATTCTTCTTTTAGGCGAAGGAATAGAAGGTCTCTTAGTTATTAAAATCCCATAGTCTGTAAAGCTGTTTTTAGAGCCAAAATTAAAACTAAGCATCCTAAGCACCTCCTCTTCCCATTGCTACTCTCTGCCTATAAAATTCAAGTTCATATGCAAGCTGTTCTATATCTTTTTCTGTATTATTAATGAAGTTTTCTATATGAAGTGTTATTCCGCTACCACTTCCTCCTTTGGCTTTTTCAATTGCTTTTGCCATAAGATCATCTAATCTATCAATAGGAAGTACAGCTTCAGTTCCTGCTTCACCAACACCGATAACACTTGGTCTGTTAAAGATTCCTCCATTTGCATACCAATCTACACCTAAGTGCGGTACACTAGGAGGTTTTAAGCTAAATTCACCTTCAATACTGAAATGTGGCAATTTAATGTGAGGAAATTTGATATCTAGTCTATCGAAAAATCCTTTTATTCTATCTATCTGCTCCTGCACAAAATTCACTGCTGCATTAATTGGTGTCATTATTGCAGATTTAATATTATTCCATACATTTGTTGTAACTCCTAAAATACTGCTCCATACATTAGATACAGTATTTTTAATACCATTTACTGTATTTGTAAATAAGTTTGATACTCCACTCCACATGCTTGAAAAGAAACTTGAGATAGAGTTCCAAACAGATGTGGTGGTATTCTTTATTCCATTCCATACTGCATTTAAAGCTGACTGTATGGTGTTCCAAACGGTAGTTGTCACTGATTTTATGGTATTCCAAGCTGTAGTCAAAGTAGAAACTATGGAATTTATTATAGGAGTAATAAAATTAACTATTGAGTTCCAGACCGTATTTATTATTGAAGAAACTGCATTAAACACCGTTGTTGTAACAGATTTTATAGCATTCCAAGCACCAGTCAAAACATTCACTATTCCTTGTATTATTGGATTCAGAAATGCCACAATGCCATTCCAAACAGTACTTATCACCCCAGATACAGCATTCCACACAGTGTTTGTTACAACTTGAATAAGCTGCCAAGCAACGCTTATCACTGCCGTAACTATATTTATATAGGTTTGAACAATTGATGAAATAATAGTCCAAGCACTGATAAAGATAGCTTTAATCACTTCCCATAGGAAAGCAAATCCTGTTTTTACACCATCCCATATAGTTTTAATAACATTTGCTATACCCTCAACTATTGGAAGAACCACAGCTTTTATTGATTCCCAAGTAGAAACTATTGCTGTTTTTATTTCAGTTACAGAATTACTAATGCTTGTAGTAAGAGCCTGCCATATTGCACTTGCAGTATTTTTTATAGTATCCCAGTTTTTATACAAAAGAACCCCAACAGCAACAAGTCCAGCAATAACAGCTATTGCAATTCCAACTGGACCAGTTAATGCTGTAAATACTGCACCAAATGCCTCCGAAGCACCTCCTGCTGCTGCAATTGCTCCTGAAACAGCACTTATAATTGAAGATAGTGTTCCTATGATAGAAATAACTTTTCCTATTATTAAAATAACAGGACCAATCGCAGCTACAACCAAACCTATCTTTACAATGTTCTCTTGCTGTTCCTTTGATAGTCCTTGGAACTTATCCATCAAAGGCTTTATTACAGCTATAAGTTTTTCAAGTATTGGAATTAGAATCTGTCCAAATTGAATACCGATCTGCTCTGCCTGTTCTTTCATTATTCTGATCTTATTTGTTGGGCTGTCCATAGTTCTAGCAAGGTCACCTTGAGCATTCTTGGTTGCTTCCATGATTGCCCCATACCTTGCTTGAACCTTTTGAGCTTCAGTTAATTCCTGTCCTTGCTTTGCTATCCCATTTGCATAGGCATAAGTTTTTATTGTTGTATCATTAACCAAAATACCTAATGACTTAAGAGGTTCTGCCTCTCCTGAAATACCTGACTTTAGCTTTTCAAAAGCCTCCTCTGGCTTAAGGTTGTAAAATGAAGCCATATCATAAGAAAGCTGTGTTAATCCTTCAGACATTTTTAAGGATTCATCTGTTGTAAGTCCCATACTTGTTAGCATTGCATTATAAGTAGCCATATTATTTCTAACATTATAGGCATTTAAACCTAAGGCCTTAGAAGTTTCTTCAGACCACTTTCTTGCATCTCCTGCCATAGAACCCATAGCCACTTCAAAGAGATTTTCTGATTCAACTGCATCCATAGCCATTTTCGTAGCTGCTGTTCCAATTCCTACAAGAGGTAATGTAACAGCAGAGGAAAGCTTACTTCCAACTGAAGATATCTTCTCTCCTACAGACTTCATCTTTTCCCCTGCTTTTTCCATAGACTCTGAAAGTTTATACCAAGCCGAGCTTTTTTCCTTAAGTTCTCTTGTTGCCTCTTTCAGCTCATTCTCCATTTTATTAAGTTCTGCTGTAGCATAATTAAGCTTTATTTTTAGGTTTTCAGTAGCCTTTGTATCTTCACCCTTTGTTTCTACACTCTTTTGATATGCTTTTTCTAATGCTGCAACTTTATCCTTTTGAAGTTCTATCTGTTTATTTAAAGTATCTGCTTTAAGCCTTAGACCTTCTTCAGATTTACCAAAATCACCAAGCTTAGAAGAAGCTGCTGCAAATTCACTTTGAACAAGTTTAAGTCCTCTTTGTATTTTTGCTACACCTTCCTGAAAACCTCTGTCATCAAGACCAACTCTTGCAACAACTGTACTTGCATCTGCTGCCATCGCATCACCTCCTAGAAAATAACATTATCTATATAATCAAGCTCCTCTTCTTCCTCAATTCCATTAACTTTTTTGTGTACATTGAATAGTGCTTGTAATTTCTTAGGTGTACTTTTCCAAAACTGCTCCTCAGTCATTTTTAAAAGATTTGTTCCTAAATATAAAAGCCACTCCCAATCCCATCCTTCAGAATCAGTGTGGCTTTCTATTCCCCCATGTTTTCAGTTACTTCTGGCATTGCTATTACCAATGCTTCATTAATAGCTGTACCTAATCTCTCCATATCATTTAAAGTAAGCATTTTTCCTACTTCTTTAAGAGTTACACTTTCATCTTCAGCTTTGATTGCTGAGTAAATCAGTGCTCTAATTGCTTTGATCTTTCTATTCTGTAAGTCTTCAAAGGCCTTATTAATATCACCATATACCTCTTCTAACTCACAGAAGGTGTTCATATCAAATTTAAGTTCATAGTCTTTATTTCCAATATTGATTTTAATTCCTTTGTTTTTAAGTTCTGATGCTTTCAAATTTATCAACTCCTTTTTTTATTTTTCGTATAAAAAAACAGGGTTTTATATATTCCCTGTTATCGTTACTATAACTATGATGCTATTTTATTGATTTATACCAATTTTCTACGTCAGGCATTTTTTGTGTTAACTTTTCATTTGCTTCAAGCATCTTCTTGCAATATAAATCATATGCAGGACTTAGTTTTTTCATAGTAGGAATGAAAATATCATAATAACCACTAGTTTCGCCAAAGTTGCGAAACAAATCCATAAGTTGTGCCAATGCTGAGTTTTGATAATCATCTGCTTTCTTAAATTCTAAGTATTGAATTATATTATTTTTATTATTTTCCCAGTACTCATCAAAATTATCATAGGCGCTCTGTATATTAACACTCATTTCTTCAATTTCTACATCTGACATGTATTGATCTGCCTCATCTAAAAATGATTGGAGTTCTTTGGGAATCTCAATTGATTCCATATCATCAAGAAAGCTAACCATTTTATTAAATAGTAGTTTCTGCTCACTAGTTTTAATTGGTTCATTTAGAAATTGACCAAAATGTATGCTTAAATATCTCCCATAGTATCCTGGAAAAGCCATTAATAGCTTTTCTTTAATAGTTGATTGTTGTTCCAATATATTTATTTCATCCTGAATTTTAGCTATATCCACGCCATCAATCAATTGTTCTATTAAATCAATTCTATATAATTTTGCTCTAACTTGAACCTCTTTTGTTTGTTTAATTGTAGCAAGAGTAAGTTTTTTATCATTACTACAAATTACTTGCTTAATCTCATCAGTGCTTAAATCCAGTTTTCTAAGTAATGCAATTTCTTTCAAGCAATCTAAATCCAAATCTGAAAATTCTCTATATCCATTTTGGCTTATTTTTGGTGCTACTAGCCCCTTTAACTGATAATATTCAATTGCTTTTTTCGTTAAGCCTGTTTGTTTGCAAATTTCATTCACTTGCATACATAACACCTCCTAATCTTATCTTAAGGTGTCCCCTTAGGTGTTAGTCAAGTCTTTAATCTATAAACTATCCTAGATTTTTAACTTTTTGACAGCTATCCTTTAACTATGTTTTATTATACAAAACATTTCATTGCAATTAAATCAATTTCATTTAATAGTTTATGGCGTTACAACCGGCTCACTAGGAACTGCAGTAAACCACGAACTGATTATACCTGCATCTACTCCCTGAGCATCTTCATCACAGATGAATCTATAATTTCCATCAAAGTCCCTTGAATAGAATTTACCCTTTAGCTTTGCACTCTGTGCCTTTGGCTTTTCTGCCTCTGTATCATATTCATCTGTTGCCAGTTCGAATTTACCCTTAAGAAGCCACACATACCTGTACTTCCCATTGTTCTTCTTAGATTTAAAACCTAAAGCCAAAGTTGGAGGCATATCATCCTTATTTTCAATAAGAACCCCTTTTACAACCTTTGCTCCTTGAAGTTTTGCTCTGCTTGTAAGAGAAAGCTGATTAACTTCTATTTCAACATCTACACCTTCAAAAGCAGTAATAATATCTTCCACCGCATCATCAGAATAAATATTATCTGAATTTGATTTCGGAGAAAGCTTTGCACTTATTGCTCTTTCAAGCTTTATTGGTGGATCATAGGTAGCTCCCGTAGCATCATCAGTTTTTAATATAGCTATATGAATATCTCTAAGTCCTATCTGTCTAGCCATTTGAATCACTCTCCATTTCTTCTAAATAATAAAATTTAAGACCTTTATGATAGATTTTTGTATCTTCTTCATAAAGGTCTATTTCATTTAATCTTTTGAACCCTGCTTTAATCAAAAGTTCTTTTATTGTTTTGACTATATCTGTGTAGTCAGCCTTTGACCATACATCTACTTGAACATAATGTGCTGTTAAAGCTTCCTCATCATCTTCATACTCTTCACCTGAAGTTAAATACTCATGAAAAGTAATATAAGATTCTGCCTTTCCACTGTACTTTTGAAAGGCTACTGGAATTTTAAGCGGCTTTAAGGTATCCATAATCAATTTATTTATCATTCCTCAAGTCCCCTTTGTAGTTCTTCCTTTATAATATTATTTATCTCTCTTTTATTCTCAAGGACAGAGTTCTCTGCCCAATGTTGAGCTGGTTGCGAACTTGTACCCCACTCGCTGAATTTTGAATAAAAGAATTCTGAATTATCTCCTTTATTAGGACCAATCTCTACAAAGTCCACTCCATTTTCTTTTTCTATATCTGAAACCTTTATATTATCCGCCATATGCTTTTTACTTAGGCTTGACCTTGGAGCATTTTTCTCCATGCTATCTTTAACTAAGTTTCCAGCCTTTTCAAGAGCCTTTTTCTTAATTATTTCACCTTTAACACCAAGTTTATTAACTCTGTCTATAAGTTCCTGCATTCCTTCAAGTTCTATCTTAGCCACTGCTATCAACCTCCATAGCCTTGATTTCTATGAATTTATTGGCATATTTTATGTTATCAATTGAAGTTATATTGTACTGCTTTCCTTTAAATAAAATCCTCATTGAAGTATCTATTTCCTCTGTGTATCTTATAGTAAATTTTACAGTTTTCTCTGCTTGAACAGCTGCTGCTGCAAAATATTCTCTGCCATGAAGATTTGTAACGGCTGCCCAGAAATCTCTAAAATCCACCCAGGTCTCAATTTCAAAACCATTCTGATTTGTTAAAGTTTCTAAAACTTGAATAGTTATTCTGTGTCTTAATTCTTCTGATTTCATACTGGAATCACCCTATTCATAGAAAGAAGAGCATTTCTTGCTTCCTCTAACTTTGTTTTTTCCTCTGGTCTGTAATCATCATATAAAAGCTTCATTTGAAGAATAATTGCCCACTTTATTGCTTCAGGCACTTTATCTCCACTATCTCCATAGCCTGCAACAACTCTAACTCTTACGGCATTTACGGATTGAAGTTCCACTATGGGCCAGTGCTTTCCTCTATTTAAAACAACTCTGCCTACAAAGCCATCTAAATCAGAAATATAATTGCTCTCATCAAATAAATATTCCTGTCTGTTTACATCATAATACTTTATGCTTTCTACCTTTTGCACTGGGGAACAGTTATAAAAGATTATGGCATTCCCTTGTGGAAAGCTGTCAAGTACTAATTCCAAAGTCTGAGTTATATATTTTCTGTTTTGATAATTTTCACAATACTCTCTTGCCTGCTTTATAAGGCTCATAATTAGAATATCATCATCATTTCCATCAACTCTCAGATGTTGTTTTGCTTCATTTAAAGTAATTGGTTCAATTACTGGAGGATTTATTATTTTGATTGCCATCTTATCACCTCGAAAGAAAAGGAGCACTATGGCTCCTTGAATTAATCAACAACTACAGATGAAGGAATATCTCCTGCATACTTACTATCTAAAATGTATTCTGCTGATGCAAAGTTAGTAGCTTGTGTGCTTGCTCCAATTCTTACATTAAGGCAAGTAAATCCTTCATTTATATCAAGCTTAGCAGGGTCAATATGAAATACTACCTGCTTATTTTTTGCTGTATTTGCTACAGTGTAGCTTACCCCGTCTGCTTTTCTTGTAAGTGAATCTCCTGAAGATACATCTTCATTTGCCCATACTGCAACAGTATTTGTTAAAGGTTTTGCATCAGTGCCTGAAACATCCTTTGCCTGATACAAGGAGATTTGAGTTGCGTGTCCTACTGCCTGAGTTAGGTTTACTACAACTGCTCCTCGTATTACATTTTTGAGACTTACATATGCTCCTGTTATTGCAGCATTAGTGGTTTTAGGTTCTATTGCTTGAACCACTTTATATTTTTCAACTAAAGTCATGGTTAAATCCCCCTTTTAATTTTAAATTGAATAAAAGAAAAAGACCTGCGTTGGCAAGCCTTTTGTGAATATTATTTTATTGCTGTGAGCTAATAAAATACTTTATCTATTTCTTCTTAAAAAGTATTACATCAATAAATGAAAGCCCAAATGCTAATCCTAAAGCAGTTGGTATCTCTCTGAATATATTTATATTAGAATGTCTTAAAATAAAGTCAATACCATAATTTAAAGCAGTAAATATAATAAATAAAGAAATAAACTTAATCATTCTTGTTTTTATATCAATCAGTTTTGATTTTCTTAAATTCAAAATTGTTACTATAGGGATATATAAAAGTAAAAAGAAAGTCAGAATTACATATCCAATTACAAATTTAATTGCAATATTATTCTTTATATCTTTATAAACAATTACCAATGAAATTATAGTTCCAATAAGAAATAATATATAAAGGACTCTTGTTAGAATTAATAATTTATCTCTTCTCAAATAATATCCCCTCACTCACAATTTGAATATAATAAGACTATAAATGAGCGAAATATCAAACATATATTTCCAGCACAATAATCAAAGAGATAACCTAAGCTGCATTAAAAAGTTCCAAAATGGCATCAAGAGGCTCTCCTGCTTGAGTTTTTTTATAAATGAAGGTTATTTTTTCAACTTCTAATTGAGCTCTTGCAGTTTTTAAACCATCACTAAATTTTAACGTATTTTCAGATACTTCTAAACCACAATAAACATAAGTAGTCATCATAATAAGCAAGTATCTTTTTATGCTTTTTTCACTGCGAATTTGATAGTCGTCTAAACCTAGCTTTTTCTTAGACTCTCTAAAAAATGTTTCTATAGGCCATCGATGTCTGTAATGATTCAATAATTCTAGTATAGATATATTTGAATCAGTAGGGCTTATAAAAGCTCTCAAACATCCTTCTTTGAAAAGTGCTTCCTTAGGCCAGCTAAGAACTATTAAAGCTTCTTTTAGATCGCTAAGTCTTCCTTTATAAGAATAAACATAATATTCTGAGTTGCCAACTTTGACTAGGTCGACATCCTCTTTAGTTAGTGTTTTTCCAAAATGATTAAGCTTAATGCCGAGTCTTTTATATGTTGGTGGATAAATTACTCTATTAGTACGTAAACCACCTACATATTTAAAGCCAGCGTTTTCAGTAGCCTTAAAGATCTTTTTACAACTATACCAACTATCGCACAAAACATAACCCTCATTTATTGGAGAAGGTAGAGAATTTATAAGCTCAATAGCCATTTCAATTTTACTTTTAATCTTTTTATCATAAATAGAAATTGCGTAAGGCATAACAACGTCATCACAAATAAGCATAACAGTTACTAATTGATGTCCATAAACAGTTTTACCTTTTAAATGAGATTTGTGAAAGCTGCATTTTTCAATAGGTTTTAGTGCCTTTGACGAGGGCACAGTTCTTTCTGAAATAGTATCATCTATGGCAACATAAATTGGCTTTCCAGTTGTTCTAGAAATATCCCAAATCTTCTTGATAACTAGACTACGGAGTGCTCTTTCAACATAATCCTCATTCCAAGGGCTTTGGGATAAAAATTTTCCGATATTAGTCCTATGTCTGAAAGGCATAAGTTCAGATGCATCAGTAACTTTACCTGCAAACCCTTTTTTTATCATTGCACTCATGATTAGTACTATGATATGAAGCTGTGGTTTAGTAAAATAAAGAGTAAATCTTGATTCTCTAAAAAATTTGATTATAGCTGATGATTTTGTTATAATTGAGCCATTGAACATTTATTTCTCTCCTCTGTTATGTTTTGTGTGCAAACTTAATTATAACAGGAGAGGACATAAATGTTCTATTATTTTTTGTACTGTAAATTACTGGATGCAGAAACGCTCATTTATAGATAAGAAAAATTATACCACAAACATTACCAAACTCGCAGCTATTTGTGGTATTTTTTTATTTTATCTATCACCTAAAGTTACAAATGGACTCAATGGATTTGCACCCTTGTAAGGCATAATTGGCTTAGTCTTATAAGGCATTCCATTGAACTTATAGATGAATCTAAATACCTGCTCATCATAAAGGAACCTTACATGAATAGACACATCAGCAGATGGTGCTTTCTTATCTATTCCAATGTATTGAGTTGGGTCAGCTAAGATTATATCTCCCTTTTTACCAAGAGGTGAGCACTGCTCTATTGGAATAATTGGTCTATTAAGCAGTGTGCTGTATTGAGAAGTTGCAGCACCACCAGAAGGCATAAACACAGGTGCTCCACCAGTTCCAATGTTAAGTGCCATAGTATATAGCTGTGGCTCTATCTCTTGGTTTATATACCATACTGCATTTGCTCTAAGTCTTGCAGGCATTGAACTCCACATTTTAAGTATATTTTCATACTTTATAGTTCCTGCTGCCTGGTCTTTTTCTTTAGGTACAGTAACTAAAGCATCTGAATTAAGTATTCCAAGAGGCATTCCCACACCAGTACCATTAATAATTGCATCATCAATCTTAAAACTCATTTCATCTGCATAGGCTTGTCTTACTATAGCTTCAAGTGCTGTTGTGTCCTGAAGTAAATCATCTGTTACATAGCAAAGTGCTAAAAGCTTTTGAAGTGACATTTCAATTTCCTTAAACTTTGGTTTACTTTGAGCTGCTGTTTCAGCTTCTGCTACCCAGTAAGCCTGAACTCCACCCCATCTGCTTCCGTTTGCTCTGCTGTTTTCATCAATTCCAAGTGCTCTAAGCCTATTGGTATTAGCGCCTATTGGAATCATTCTAATCCTATTTGCTACTTGACTTTGTGTCATCATGGATTCAAATAAGTCATTTATAAACTCATTTTCTAGTAAAAATCCTCCTTCTGAAGCTATGCTTTCATTAAGTCCTGTTGCTGAGTTCTGGTAAGTTAATCTGTTGTCCATTCTTCCACCTGGAGATGAAGCCTTAGCAACAGCGCCTAAAAACTCACCCATGCACTTCCACTTCTTTTCATTGTGATTCTTTGGCTGAGCATATATTGGTTCATTTACAGGTGTTTGTGCTTGTTTTTGTCTTTCAGTATCCATTGCATCAATTTCTTTTTGTGCCTCAATTTTAGCTTTTAAAGCCTTAATTTCAGAAAGCTTTGCATTTATTTCATCAGCTGTAGCCTCCTCTTTATTTATAAGGTTTTTAGATTCTGTTTCTAAATTTGATAACTGAGCTAATAATTCTTTCATTTTTTCTGACATATACATTACCTTCCTTTCATTTTTAAAATAATAAATGCCCTAAAGTTCACACTCTAAGGCAAGTTTTGATTTTAATAATTTAATTTTTTCTTCATCTTTATAGGTTTCTTTAAACCTTTGATTATACTGTTTTATAAAATCTCTAGTCCTGTTATTAACACTATTTTGAATAGCAAATCTGCTGAACATAAAAGAATTTTCCACTGTTTCTTCTTTATTTTCTGTATAAAGCATTCCATCTACAAAGCCTTCAGCTATAGCTTTTTTTGCACTCATCCAAGTTTCCTCATCCATCATCTGAGATATTTTTGCTCTTGATTTGCCTGTTTTAAGCTGATAGGCATTAATTATAGTTTCCTTTACTTCATCTAGCACATCAGCTCCATGCCTTAAATCCTTAGCTTCACCTTGAAAAGTTCCCCAGGGGTTGTGTAGCATTATTATTGATGTTGGAGACATAAGTATTTCATCTCCTGCCATAGCTATAACTGAAGCTGCTGAAATTGCTACACCATCAATTTTGACTTTAACTTTTCCCTTATGCTCCTTTAAAGCTGTGTAAATTCTTGAAGCTGCATAAACATCTCCACCATAGGAGTTAATCCAAACATTTATATCTTTACCTTTATACTGAGCAAGCTCTGCTATAAATCCCTTTGGAGTAACATTTTCTATTCCAAATAGCATGGACCAAAAGTCATCATCCATAGCAATGTCACCATCAATTCTAAGCTCTATCTCCTCCTGATTTTCTTCACTATTTTTAAAGTTCCAAAATGGCAATTAAATCACTTCCCTTCACTTATTAAATTAAACACTTCTTCCCTTAAAGCCTTAAGTTGTTCCTGCTTTCCTGCTTCGCTCATATTAAGTGGCTCTAGATATCGGTCACCGTTCTCTATAGGATTCATATTTTCAAGTCTTCTAATATCATTAACAGAAAGCCAACCCCATTGCCTTCCCTGTGCATAGGCTTCATATCTGGATTTAATATCTCCTCGAAGCAGTCCGCTAATATTGAATTCATAATATCTATTTTTTCTTCTGGATTCCTTTGATAATAGCTGTAGATTTAAATTCTCCTCCCAACGCTTAAACCAAGGAAGCATGGTGTAGACTATAAACTCAAGACTCTGATGTTCAATATTGTTATTTGTGGATCTTGTTAAATCCTGCACCAGATGAAGGGGTACTCTGAAAATTCTGCACACATCTTCAATTCTGAATCTCTTGGATTCTAAAAACTGTGCATCTGTAAGCTTCATGGTTATTTCCTTAAACTGGCCACCGCCTTCAAGAATCATTGGAACACCTGCATTAGAAAGTCCTGTGTAGTTTTTCTTAATATCCTTTTTTAGTCTTTGGAAAGCTTCATCACCAAGTTCATTTGGATACTGAAATATTCCACTGGTAGAGGCCCTATTATAATAGAAGTTTCTTTCAAATTTGTCCTGAGATAGTCCAATATCAATAGTAAGTGCCGCATAACTAAGAGGTGTTATGCCTATATAACCGTCTAAGGTTAATCCCGGAATATGAAGTATTTCATCTCTTGTTTTAGGCTCTTGTTTTCCATCTATAAAATAAAGGAGTCTTCCTGTAGCCTTATCTATATCAATCCTTACTCTATCCCATGATATAGGTCTAAGTTCTAAAAGCTCTCCATGCATATTAAAAACCTTTTGTGATATAAAGTTTCCGCCAAGGTTTATATTTGTCATACCAAACTCTTTAAATTGAACGGGAGTCATTTCTGCATTTGGTGCATAATGAAGCAAGCCATATTCAGCAACGTCTGTAACTTGATGTCTATTTCCTTTATCATCTTTTTCATAAAGCATAATAGGACAGCTTGCCAAGGTTTCTGATAAAACTCTATTGCAGGCAAATACTGCAGAAAAACTCATAGCTGTATCTGTATCAATTCTTAAATTGTTATCTGCAGGAACTTCTTCTCCACTTAAAAAGTCCTCAGAATATTTCTGAAGAACCTCAAACAATGCATTTTGTGGAGTCATAAATAATTTCATTCTATCTATAAATTTCAAATTATCACCCCCTAATCCAGTAAGCTTCTCATACCACGTTTTTCATAGATATTTTCCTTAATTTCTTTTCTAATGGCTCTGTCTAAAGCCATAATAAGTGCAACCACTCCATCTATTTTTTCAGTGGATTTTTCTTTATCAGGCTTTATGTTTCCAGCAGGGTCAGTTCTAACATATACGTTATCCATCATCCAAGATAAAACTGGATGTCCTCCATGAGCTATTTTCTTTTCTAAGGTTATCTTCATAAGCTCTTTAGTTGGAGGACTCATATCTTTATACCCTTGACCAAAAGGAACTACTGTAAAGCCTAAGCCTTCAAGATTTTGAACCATCTGCACGGCTCCCCAGCGGTCAAAAGCTATTTGTTTTATGTTATATTTCTTTCCTAAGTCCTCTATAAAGCTTTCAATAAATCCATAATGAATAACATTTCCCTCTGTAGTTTTAAGAAACCCTTGCTTTGCCCACACATCATAAGGTACATGGTCACGTCTAACCCTAAGCTTTAAGTTTTCTTCTGGTATCCAAAAGAAAGGAAGTACATAATACTTATCATCTGTTGGTGTTGGCGGAAATATTAATACAAAGGCTGTAATATCATTTGTACTTGAAAGGTCAAGTCCACCATAACATTCCCTGCCTTTTAATTTATCTATGTCAACAGCAAAAGAGCATTTCTCCCATATATCCATAGGCATCCATCTTACTGATTGCTTTACCCATTGATTAAGTCTTAGCTGGCGGAATATATTTTCTTCTGCTGGATTTTCCTTTGCACTATTAAAAGCATCTCTAACCTTTTCAATAGGTATGGTATGTCCAAGTGAAGGATTAGCTTTATACCAATTCTCCTCTAAACTCCAATCATCCTCATCTTTAATTCCGTAAATAACAGGATAAAAGGTTGGATCAAATTTTTTACCTCTCAGAATATCATCTGCCTTTTGATGCACTTCATAACATATAGAGTTTCTATCAGTACCTGCTGTAGTAATTAAAAAGAACAGCGGCTGCATTCTAGCATCTCCACTGCCCTTGGTCATAACATCATATAATTCTCTAGTAGGTTGTGCATGAAGCTCGTCAAATATAACTCCATGTACATTAAGTCCATGTTTTGAAAACGCCTCAGAGGATAGCACTTGATAAAAACTTCCTAAAGGCATATATACTAATCTCTTTTGAGATATTATAGGTTTTATCCTTTTCTTAAGTGCAGGGCATTGGTCAACCATATCTACAGCTACATCAAATACTATTGAAGCTTGCTGCCTATCAGCTGCACAGCCATAAACCTCAGCTCCCCATTCACTATCTGCACAGGTAAGATAAAGTGCTATAGCTGCTGCAATTTCCGATTTACCATTCTTTTTAGGTATTTCAACATAGGCTGTGTTATATTGCCTAAAGCCATTATCTTTAACAGTTCCAAATATATCTCTGATTATTTTATCCTGCCAAGGAAGTAAATCAAAAGGAACTCCATGCCATACTCCTTTGGTATGCTTAAGATTGTTTATAAAATTTACAGCTCTTTGAGCTTTTATTTCATCAAACATTACTTCACCACCCTAAGGATATCCTCCATTGGATCCTCAGAACTTCCATCTGTTGTAGATACTGCTATTCTTGACCTTGCAGCAGGAGTAAGTCCAAACTCTGAACAAAAGTCCTTCATAATTTTTAGATAAGTCTGAGCAATTGATACTTGAGGAACCTGCTGAATATATCCAGATGGTGTTTTAAAAATAGTTCCATGCTTTGATAGAAATTCTTCTGCTTCCTTCCACCTTGCATAGGCTTGGCAGTAACCTGCAAAAGCTGAGGCATCCACTTGCGTTAAGACACCTATAGCTTCTAGGGTTTTACTCATCCTTCTCCATTCCTTCTTAGCCTCTGCCTCAAGCCAAGTGGGACATTTAGGAGCCTTTTTCTCTGGTTTGGGTTCATTTTTATTAAGGGGTCTTTTCCCTGGATTTCCTTCAAGAACTTTAATTGCTGTAGGCTTTGGTTTTCTTCCTCTCTGTGCCATAGGTATCACCTCCTCTTTTGGCTAACTAAAAAAGAGCCTACAATCGTAGACCCTTAAACTCATTTTGTTTTTCCTTTTATACCCTTGTAGTTGTAATTCCCTTTCTTAACTTCTTTATATTCAGCTTCTACAGCTTCTTTATAATCACTGCGTTTCCTTTCTTTTTCTTTGCATCTTAAACAGATACAATCCTCATTATACATTGACATTATTCTGCCATCCTTTAAGCTTCCTCCACATCTATCACAGCTCTTTTGAGTAAAAAATTTATCCATTTATTTGAGCACTTCCTTCCTGTTGTAATTTTCTAAAAGCACAACTGCCTTCAAGATTTGAAAGAAGTGTTTTCCTTATATCCTTATACTTACTTCCATTCATGCCAAGGCGAATGAGCCAAGTTCTGAATGCATATTTAGGGTTATCCTCCTGAGCCTGCTTAAAAGAGGTGTGCTTTAATTTTTGTGCGTTCACATTTATTAAAGATGCAAGTTCTATAAATACAGATATTTTCTCATGGCTTAAGTTTTCACCTAATAGCTTTAAGGTAAAAGTTCCTTTTTCAAAATCAAAGGTTATGCCTTTGCAACCATCAATTCCAACTTCAGTAATAGCATTTTGAAATTCTTCTAAAGTTTCTGTTCTCTTTAAATTCAAATTCTTTATAAAGGCTTCTTCAATAAACGTTTCTTTTAATTCGAAAGCTTTAAAAATTAGCTGCTGTTTACTGTAAAGCATATTTAAAATATTCATTAATGTTCTTCCCGTATGTTCTCCTAATGGAATTTCTAAATTAAAGCTATCAATAGCTGTAGCCTCTATTTTTTCTTTAGGGTGATCTCCCTTTAAGATTTCATTAAGTTTAACAAACCTACCTTGTGAAGTTGTAATACTTCCCTGCCTATCTATGGTGTATATTTCTTTTTCCGTTTTAATTTCATAGGAAAAGCTTGGTGCTCCAAGATACTTTGCTTGAGAACCTAAGGCTTCACTTAAAGTTTTAACTATTTCTTTTCTATCCATCTTCATTCCTCCCTGTGTTTTGGTAATTACATATATCACTCTAAACACAGGTAATATCAAGTACTTTGTATAAATATTTTAAGAAAAAAACAGGCCCTAAAGCCTGCTTCTGCCTAATTTTCAATGGCTGTGTACCTTGGGTAGGTGTAGCCTTCTGAATCTACTAAAATGCTTTTATTTGTTTTTGTATTCTTAACCCTTATACATCTTAGTTCTCCTTTTTCGTTGCAACCACCATCTTCTTTGTTTATCCAATGCTGGTCTTTGCAGAAGTCTTTTGCAAATTCTTTAAATTCCTCATCGCTTAGCTCAATTTCTTTTGTAACTTCGTAGGCTGTTCCTTTTGCTCCATCCTTCTTAGCTTCTTTTGTAAGCTCCTTAAGTTCCTTTAAATTTAACACCTTTCTTCCAAATAATGCTTTCATTTTCTTACCTCCAAGTGTGTTTTTTGTTATACTATATATCACTCTAAAACACATATATATCAAGCATTTTATTCACTTTTTGATACATCTTTATATGCTATTTTTTCACCATCTCTAAGTAAGAAAACGCCATCTTCTCCTGCTGTTTCAATATATCTTTTAACAATAACATCACAGTATTTTTCATCAAGCTCTACAGCATAGCATATTCTACCTATCTGCTCACAAGCAATTAAAGTAGAACCACTACCTGCAAAAGGCTCATATATAATACAGTTAGTCATGCTGCTATTTTGAATTGGATACGCCATTAAAGGTATTGGCTTCATTGTTGGATGGTCAGGACTATTAGTTGGTCTATCAAAATTCCATACAGTTGTTTGCTTTCTATCTGCATACCATCTATGTTTTCCTGTAGGTTTCCAACCATAGAGTACAGGTTCATGCTGCCATTGGTAATCGCTCCTACCAAGAACTAAACTTTGCTTAACCCAAATACAAACATTAGCAAGATGAAATCCAGCATCCTTAAAAGCTTTTCTAAAGTTTAAACCTTCAGTATCAGCGTGGAATATATAAGCTCCTGCTCCATCATCAAGAACAGTAAACATATTTTTATAGGCTGCAAGTAAGAAATCATAAAACTTACTGTCCTCCATGTGATCATTTTTAATAACTCTTTCATTTTCTTTCCCAGCTGAATAGTTAACGTTGTAGGGTGGATCTGTTACACAAAGATTTGCTTTCTTTCCATCCATTAATTTTTCAACATCTGAAAGTTTAGTACTATCACCACAAATAAGTCTATGCTTTCCTAAAAGCCATATATCTCCTGATTTTGAAATAGGATTTTTAATATCCTCTAAAGCTTTATCTGCATCAAAGTCATCATCATTAACATCTTTATCATGAACCTTTGAAAATAAATCTTCTATTTCAGCAGCATCAAAGCCTGTAAGAGATACATCAAACATTGATTTATCTAGGTCTTCTAAAAGTTCAGCAAGCTTTGGCATATCCCAATCCCCACTAACTTTATTAAGAGCAATATTTAATGCTTTTTCTTCAGCTTCCTCCATATCAACAACTACACAATCTATTTCAGTTGCTCCTTGTTCTTTTAATATTTTAAATCTTTGATGCCCACCAACAATATGCCCCGTTCTTTTGTTCCAAATCACAGGTTCAACATATCCAAAGGTTTCAATTGACCTCTTGAGTTTCTCATACTCTGAATCACCTTTCCTTAAATCTTTTCTAGGATTATATTTTGCTGGATTTAATTTATCAACAGTTATCTTCTGAATATCCACAATTTTCACCATCCTTATAAAATCAATAAAAAACACCCTAAAAAGCATATGTTTTCACATAATTTTTTAAGGTGTAACACTTCTTAAACCATTTAAAATTCTAGTTTCTTCATCTTCACTTGTATTGTTATACCCCCCTCTACAATTTTGCGATTTTTCACACGAAGGGGCCCACCCGACCTTTGGCAAAGGAGCTGTAGAGATTTCTATCCCCCTCCCCTTGTCCAAATCCAATCAATGAGTATTAAGTGTTTGAATAAGAATAAACAATATTCTTTCTTCCAAACCTACCATCTTCCTTTGCAGTCTTTCTGTCATGACACTCTTTGCATAAAGGTTGCCAGTTACTTTGGTTCCAGAACAAACCTTCATCCCCTTTATGAGCTTTAATATGATCTACAATAGTTGCTGCTTTAATAACACCTTTAGCTTTACACTCAACACAAAGAGGATGCTGCTGCAAGAATTCCTTTCTCAGCTTCTTCCACCTACTTGTGTTGTATAAATGTTTAAAGGGCCTGCTTGTTTTATTGTACTCACTGTCCACTTGTTTCTGGTGCTTTTCACAGTACCTTCCTTCAGTTAGTTCAGGACATCCTCTAAAACTACAAGGCTTTCTTGGTTTTCTTGGACACATGCTTCTTTCCCCTTTTCCTTTTATCATAACAAGTTGTTCTGGCTTTAGGAACAACTACAGTTTCCTTTGCAGCAGTAACCTGTTCTGGTATATCTTCTTTCATGATGCACCTTGGAAAGATACAGAATAAAATGTTTGAACTGATCTTGTTGCTCCAAATACACCTTTTACATTTATGAATAGCCATATCTATTCCTCCAAATAAAAAAGCTCCCAAGGGAATATCCTCAGAAGCTATATCTAAATTATTTAATTTTTCTTATTTAAAAAACCTCTCAGATTTCTCCAAGAGGTATATATATTTTTTTCTACACTTTAAATTATAACATAGATTTTATGATTTGTTTCTCTCTACTTTTCATCAACTTTCTAACCGTTTCCTAACCACCCATTGAATTTTATTTAATCCTAAAAGCTAATAAATTATACAAAGGTAAAAATATCTTTATTTTCTCTATCACAACTTTACTAATACTATTAAGGTCTTTTAAATTATCATTATCAGGTTCTAAATAATATGCTAAATAAGATTCTCTTCCTTCCTCATCATACTTTTTGTAAAATGAAATAAAATCTTCGCTTTTTTCATTATCTATTTTAAATATATAGTCTTTATCTTGTGCATTATCATGAATTATCCATTCTAATCCTTCTCCCCTAAGTTTATCTAACTCCTTTACAATTTTACTTTTAAGACTATTAATATTCTCATGAAGGTAATTCCTATCTACAGCATCTCTTCTTACTGCATGAAACAAATTTATTTCAAATCCACTTGATGTAATACAAAACTGCAAGCAAGAATGTTTTTGAAATCCTAGTTCTTCATCTTTTTCTGAACCTATATTTAAAATATCAATTTCGTCTTTATGTTTCCCATACCTTACTCCTACCCATCCTACTCTTCCAAAATTAAATTCACATGGCCTTATTAAAGATGTTATATTTTCAGGTCTCCAATGACAATGAATATTCTCTTTATTTAAAGTTGAATATACTTTCTTATGAATTTTTAATATTTTGTCTTTAATTGCCTTTCTTCTAGCATTTATTGCAGCATCATTTAATGCTTGGTTTCTCATAAATAAGGTTTCGTAATCTTGGTAAGTAAAATACATTTCATCTAAGCTATAATCGTCTTCTTCAAATGCATCATTTCTTCTTTCGTATGAATATAAAGCCTTGTTAATTTTTCTATTAGTGTCTTTTAACTTATTAAATTCATCTGCTTTATCCTTATAAAATTTAATTATTTCCTCATTCACTAATTCACTATTATCATTACAGTACTTAAAAAACATATCCAATTTTAATTCATCATTTTTATTAATTTCACTAACCATATCAAATTCAATATTATCAGTAAATCCACCTCTAGTAAAATTTGATGATCCAAATATTAATTTGCTTTTGCTACTTGATTTTAACCAATACACTTTGGGGTGAAATCTAATATTAAATACAATATATACATTGCAGAATTCTCTTAATTCCTCAAGTAACTCATAAGGCTTATCTATTGAAAATTCTGGCGATAAATATAAATGGATATTCTGTTTTTTTAATAAATGCTTATCTCTAAGCTCTTTTAAAATTTCTAATCCCTCTTTTGAAAAATATGCAGATGCTATTCTTACAATACTAATTTTATCTAAACCAAGTAATTCCTCTTTTAGTGTATTTCCATTTTCAACTTTTGAATGCCAATAAAATAAACCCAAGACCCCATCCCCTTTCAAATTAACTACATATAACTATATATTACTTCAAATTTATTTTGCAAACAACAAAAAGACCAGCTAATTTGCCAGTCTTCCAAGCTGAAACATACCTTTTATTTCTTCTATACCTTTTCTTCTATACTTATTTAAAGTATTTTCGCTTATATACAACTTTTTACACACGTCTGCCCATGAATATTTATTGATATAAACACTCTTTATTGTTTCTTTAACTTTTTCATCTAACCTATCAATACAGTAATCAAGTTTCTTAATCTCATATTCAGAAGCTATTATCATTTTCCTTATTTCTTCCTTAGCTTCATTATTCATTCTTTTAGCTACCTCATTATATATCAATGCTATTTTGCAAGTTTTATCTGATACTCTATAAGCTGCTACTCTTTCTTCATTCCCTGTTGAGAAATTCATGACATCTATCATTTCTTCTGGAACTAATTCCTCAAAGGTTTCAAGTTCAAACTTTAACTGCTCAATATCCTTTAAAATCTCATTATAGTTTTCAAGTAAATACTCAACGTATTCTTTAGTCTCCACATTTGTTCCCCCTCTCTTTCACTCACAGGTCTTTATATAATTCTAGCTAGCAGAAATTTGTTTTAGTCTTGCCTTTACTGCCTGAAGAAGTGCTTCTTGTCCCACTTCTTTATTTTCAAGTGCTCTCATAACATCTTCATCAATAGTTCCTTTTGCAATAATGTGATTTACTACTACACTTTGCTGTTGTCCTTGCCTATAAAGTCTTGCATTGGCTTGCTGATAAAGTTCTAAGCTCCAAGTAAGTCCAAACCACACAATTATATTCCCTCCAAACTGAAGATTAAGCCCATGTCCTGCTGAAGCTGGATGAACTAGCATTATTGGTACTTTGCCTTTATTCCATGATTCAATATCCTCCGAATTATTTAACACTCTGAACTCTTTATTTTTTAGGTATTCGGATAATCTATAAAGATCATGCTTATAGGCATAAAATATTAAAACTGGTTTACCATTTGCTTCTTCAATCACATCATCTAAGGCTTTAAGCTTTGCATCATGAATTTCTTTTACTTCACCATTCTCATCATAAACAGCACCATTAGCCATTTGCAAAAGTTTATTTGTAAGTACTGCAGCAGTATCGGCAACAATATCTGCATCTTCAAGTGGTAGCAGAAGTTCTTTTTCAAGTTTTCTATATTTCATTTCCGCCTCTTTAGGTAGCTGAACCATTATGCTATTATTTATTCTTTCAGGAAGTTTTAAATAATCTGCTGCCTTCATGCTTATGCATATATCCTTTAATTTTTCATAAATTCTATCTTCTGCTCCATCTACTGGCTTCCAAGAAAATATTACTGTTTGGTTTCTTTTGTCTGGCTGAAAATACCTATCTCTGTATCCAGTAAGTGTTTTTCCAAGCCTCTCTCCTTGATCCAAAAGATAAATTTGTGACCATAAATCTATAAGTCCATTCGGTGCTGGTGTTCCAGTAAGACCTACAATCCTTTTTATAAAAGGCCTTACTTTCTTCAATGCCCTAAACCTATTAGACTTTGGAGATTTAAAACTTGAAAGTTCATCAATTACTACCATATCGAAAAACCACTCTTTACCCAAATACTCTACAAGCCACTCAACATTTTCTCTATTGATAACATAAATATCAGCCTTTTCTTTTAAAGTTTCAATTCTTACCTCCTCTTTTCCAAGTACCTTCGATATTTTTAAATTTTTTAGATGCTCCCACTTTTGTACCTCACTACTCCAGGTATCTTCTGCTACTCTTAGAGGTGCTATAACTAAGACCTTTGACACATCAAAGTAATCATACAAAAGCTCTTCAACTGCTGTTAGGGTGCATACTGTTTTTCCCATTCCTAAATCCAAAAACAATCCTGAACTCGGTTTTTCAATAATCCATTGTTTTGCATACTGTTGATAATCATGTGGTTTAAAAATCACTGAAAAACCTCCCTTACAAAACCATCTATGCCTTGAAGTGAATCTATTATATAAACCTTGAAGCCTAGAAGTTCAAGCTGCGATTTTCTTTTTAACTGAAGCGGTCTTAACTTTTTACCTGGTGACTTTAATTCTATAAAAACAACTCTTCCTTTTGGTATAAGCACAATTCTATCTGGTACACCGGCCATTCCTGGAGATACAAACTTTAAAGCCATACCTCCCATTTCTTCCACCTTATTTTTTAAGGCTTTCTCAATTTTACTTTCCTTCATCCTATACCTCCCTACTTCCATGTCCTGATATCCTTAAAGGTGGTTTTCCTATACGTGTACGTGTATATAGCGTATATACATATACGTATATATAGGTATTTCTATATTCTATATCCCTATATAGAAAAATAAAGACATTAAAGACATATATACTTAAACCCCTTATATTAAGCCACTTCAAGTGATGTCCTTAGTAATGTCTATGGTATGTTTTTATAGACATCATAGACATTACATTTTCTATAAATTCAATAATTATAGAATTTACTCTAATAATATGGACATCAAGGACATTACTCTAAAATTTATAATAAGGACATCAAAGACATCATTTTTAGCCTTAAAGACATCACTTTTATATGTCATGGACATCAGAATTTTCTTTTACAAAAGCTTTTTGATAGCCATACATTTTCCCAAATTTAAGCTTTCCAGTTCCCTTTGAATAGGGCTGCCAGCCTTCAAGCTTACGAAGAATATCATTTATTTCTCTTGCTTGAATAGGTGTCATTTGCTTTGGATCAGCTTGAAAAAGTTCTACCCAAACTTCCATTGCACAAACCTTATCTCTTTTTACAGTACCTTCTTCAGCTTCACCAAATTCGCTGCCATGGATAAAACGCCTTCTAGCTCCCACATCAAGGTCACCCCAATTTTCAGGTAACAGCCTATTAAGGTATTCTCTTATCAAACCTTCCTTGGAACTTTCCTCAGTATGCTGTTCCTGTCTTTTAATAGCCTCTTTTTCAATATCAGCTCCAAGGTATAAACTTTCTCCACAATTCCAAATTTCTAAAGCTTCAGCCCATATTTGATCTATCTCAGCTTGTACCATATCATGCCACAGGTTCTTTTTCTTTTCATAAAGACCTACTACAACAGGCCAAAACCTTCTATTTCCTGTTTTATCTTTAAGAAACTCATTATCATTAGTAGTTCCAAAGAACACACATTGCCTCGGAAACTTAGTAACCCTTTTTCCATAAGCAACTCTGTAAATATCTTCTCTTTTAGAAATAAAGTGTTTTACTGCCTCAGCTTCTGCCTTTTTAGTTGCTGAAAGTTCCGCCATTTCTATAAGCCAAGCATCCTGAAGCTGCTCGTAAGCTTCCTTTCCCTGCACAGTATTTAAAGAATCTGAATACCAAGACTGTCCAAGTAAACTAACAATATGACTTTTACCTATACCCTGCCTTCCAACTAAAACAAGCATATAGTCAAACTTAATACCTGGAACAAACACACGAGCTACAGCTGCAACTATTGCTTTTCTTGTAACAGCTCTAGTATAAGCACTATCCTCTGCCCCAAGATAATCAACTAATAAAGTATCTACTCTTGAAACTCCATCCCAAACTAAGCCTTGTAAATATTCTCTAATAGGATGATACTTGTTTCTTTCTTCTACAATTAAAACAGCATCATTTATTTTTGTTGGTGCAGTTATTTCATACACCTTTTCAATATAATGCCTTAAAGCTGCATCATCACTATCTTTCCAAGCATCCCCCTCTGAGGCATTTTTAAGTCTGTGCCAAGGCAGATTACCTCTTATCATTGTTCTATGTGAAAACTCATTTAGAGCTATTTTCCCTTTTAAATATGGATCATTTTCAAGAATCAAAACTATGTTACCTATAGTTGGCTTATAAAAGCCTCTCTTATCAACTTCAAGTAGCTTTAGCCATTCTGTATCTATATCTATGCCTTTATCAATTTCAGTAAAATCCTCTTTTGCAGTATTTAATCGTTCCTCACCAAGAGTAAGCTTTACAGCCTCATCTCCCCTGCAAAAGTCCATCATAGCTTGGTAAGAAGGTAGTTTTATTATTGGAGTGTTCAGCTCTGCATCTTCATCAAGCTCTCCAAACTTATGAATTCTTACTAGATCAAAGGCATTACATAGCTTTCCAGCTGCAGGATCAGTTCCATGATGTGAATAAGCAAAATCTCCATTTTCATAAATAACGAGTCCTCCTGAGGTAGAACCTTTAACATAGGTGTATCTATTTCCCTCAACAGAAGGAACATAAATATCCTTTAAAAAACTTTCTATTGCTTCATGAATGGAATAGGTACGACAAAAGGCACCTACCACTCCAGTCTTTTCTCTTGGGTTTCCTTGTTTATCTGCAAGCTTTTCTCTCTGCTTTTTAGTTCTTGAGGACTCAGGCCAAAAGCTTGTGTCCTTCCAATCTTCATATCTATTTAAAATATCATCTGGATTTAGCCACTGGGTATCCTGAAACTTAAATTCGTAAACTCCATCACTACTAGTTGATGGCCAGTACATTAATCTAGATGGTTCATAAGTTGTGTCATCAAAGAAGTCTATTCCTATATCTGCAGCTACCTTTCTTGCCACCGCTTGATATTCTTCAGAAGTTACTGGCCTACTTAAAGGAATTACTATTCTAAGCCTTGGTTTATCTGGACTATGCTTATGAGTTGAATACATGCAGCAGGCAAAATCAAATAGCATTTCTATGGTATCCCATAGCCCTTCCTTACCATAGTCAGCATCTAAAGTAAGAAGTGTTCTTTTAATCACAGTGTCACTTTTTCTTCTTCCACCCTTTAAAGCTCCCCCAACAAATCCACCTACATCTTTAATATTATCCTGTTCACTTTTAGAGAGCTTCTTATATTCCTCAACTGTTTCTGAAGTATACATGGTCCTGCTGAGCCTTTCTAAAAACTCTGACCATTTAATATCAAGGTTTTTCCACTTTGTTTCTTTGCGATTTCTTCCTGTAGCAATAGCAATAATTCCATCATGCTCTAACTTTAATAATCCTTTCACTTGGGTATCCATCATTTTTATCACCTGCTTCCTAAACCTTCTTAATCTTTCTTATAATAACTACTTTCAAAGGAATCAGCTCTTAGTGGTAATCCCTTAGCCCATTCAATTGGTGTAGCCATGATTTTTTCAACCTCTTCCAGTGAACCAAATCCATAAGGTACATCTAATACCACTTCATCATGGATATGCATTACAATTTTATACCCCGCCTTATCTAATCTCAGCATTGCTTCTGCTAAGCAATCCCTTGCTGCTCCTTGAACTATATTTTCAACAAGCTTTCCTCCATAAGTGTTTAATCTTCCCAACTGCTTGGTTCCTTGTTCAGCTCCCTCATATGTAATCATAGGCTTATTAAATCTTTCATCAGTTTCAAGCCTTGGTCTTACATAGGAAAGCTTTCTACCTGAAGGAAGTTTTATAAAAAGTATTCCTGCCTCAAAAGAAAATTCTATCCCATGTTGGATTGTAACTATAGTCTTATCTCTAACTGCTTTAATTGCAGCTGCTTCTACATCACCCCAAAACTTTACTATGTTCTGATTTGAGTTTCTCCAAGCTGCTACAAGCTCTGGAAGTTCTTCTTCCTTAAGTCCCATCTTTAATGCCCCCATAGCAAGAAGAGCTCCTTTACTTCCTTGATAGCCTAGAGCAAGCTCTGCAATCTTACCTTTCTGCCGAAGAGGACTGCCTTTAGTAATAGACTCTATTGGTACTTTAAACATTTGTGAAGCTGATGCCTCATAAATCTTTCCATGAGAATTGAATACTTCCATTCTCCACTTTTCACCTGCAAGCCATGCTATGACTCTAGCTTCAATGGCACTAAAATCTGCAACAATAAATCTACTATTTTCTGAGGGAATAAATGCTGTTCTTATGAGCTGGGATAAAACATCAGGAACACTATCAAAGAGAAGTTCTATATCTTCATACTTACCTTCTTTCAAAAGATTTCTTGCTAAATCAAGGTCCTTCATTTTATTTTGTGGTAAATTTTGCACCTGCACCAGCCTTCCTGCCCATCTGCCAGTTCTATTTGCACCATAGAATTGAAGAAGTCCTCTTATTCGTTTATCCTTACATAAGGCTCTATCCATGGCTTCATACTTTTTAATAGAAGTTTTTGAGAGCTCCTGCCTAAGTTCCAGTGCTCTTTTAACATCTTCATTGGTTACTTCATTTAAAAGAGTAGCTACTGTTTCTTTGGATAAAGTATCTATTTCCAAACCTTCCGCTTCAAGCAACCACTTTTTCATTTGAGCAGTACTTTTTGGATTTTCTACACCAGTTAGGTTTACCGCCTCATGCTTTAGCCTCTCATGATACTTTGAATCACAAGATAGTGCATGTTTTATAATTTCAGTATCAACCTTTACTCCCATATCATTTATCCTTTGATCTAAGCACCAAAGCTTTTGTTCATTTTCATTAATTTTATAATTCTCAAGCTGTTTCCTTATATTTCTTTCAACCTCTACATCCATGGCACAATAGCTTTTAAAAGTCTCCCATTTTTCTCTATCATTTTCAGGGAGGTTTCTGTTTCTAAAGCCATTAGCTTTTGTTTCTTTGCAGGGAATAGAAAAATATCTTATAAGTGCTTTCCCTTCTGTCATCTTTTGTTGTGGGAGTTTTAAACATTTTGCAGTAGCTTCTAGAGTTGTAGGAAGTCCAAGTTCTAAAGCATTAACAGCAGTACACCTCCACTGTTCTGGCCGAATGTTTATTTTGAAATGAGCTGCAATGCAGGTTCTTTCAAAGTTAGCATTAAAAGCTGTTTTTATTACCTCTGAATCAGTTAAGGCCTCCTTAACCTCATCTGATAGCTGCTCTCCACTTTTCAAATCAATAACTTTTACTTCTTCATCATCAAAGGCATATCCAAATAATAAAATTTCAAAGTCTTCAGCTTCTGTGTAAGCATAAACCCCACACTTGGTGAGATCTATGCTTGAATATGTTTCTATGTCTATTGATAAAATTCTCATAAACTTTATCCTAAAATATCATCTTCATCATCTATTGCTTCAAAATCATCCTCAGCTCGTGTTCTGCCTGTTAAGGATTCTCCATCAGCTAACTTTTGAACGTTCTGAAGACCACAGCCAATGCCTTTATTACCTGCTTGATTGAAAGCATAAAAATTTAATGAAACCCTACCATAACAGCCTGAGTAAACCTCAGATGGATCTATTATTTCATTAAGGTTTCTATCTACAATTCCTGGCTTTTGCTTTGAGGTAGCGTTTAAAAAATAATGTCCAGCATATTCTTCTTGATCTGGTCTTTCTTCATCCCCATCTCTTAAAGGAGTTTTAAGGTTTGAAGGAAGCTTACCTCCCCAAAGTGAGGCTCCTGCTTTTTTTGCGGCATCAATTGCCCCATTTATTTTCCTTATAGTTTCCTTATCACTCTTTGGAATTAACACGCATAGGCTATACTTTGGCTCTTGTCCTTCAGCTATTGCCCTTGCTGTAAATAGATTTGCATAAGACATTCTTATTTTTCCTGTAACCACCTTTGTATTAATTTGATTTGTCATTTTACCTTCCTCCAATACTTTTAATTTTCAAAATCAGACTGTGCTGATTTTATAGAACTTAATTCTGGTCTTTTGTCCATTTCTGAAACAAGAGTTGGTTTTCCCATAGGCTTTATAATTAACTCTCCAAGAAGCTCAGTAAACTGCTTCTTTCCGAGAAGTTTTTCCATAGCTGTAACAGTTAATAGCGATTTACTATAGAGTTTATTCTCCTCTATCCCTGCAGCAACTAAAGCTTGTGCAACTAAGGTTTCATCCTTATACTTTCTTGAACTTTTACCCTCAACAAGCTTATAGCCTGGCCACTTTTTGCCATGGTTTTCTGCCTGATTTAAAGCATAGCTGTAGATATCATTAGCCCACTTCTGTAAATCGCCTACACCGCTTAAAATCTCTGATATCTCATCATCAGTTAGTAGTGCAGGTGCTTTAAAATCATATTTAGCAAGTTTTAAGTTTGCTTCTGCTCTAGCTCTACAAGTGAATCTTGCCCTACAGAACCTGCAATGCTCTCCTGCACAAAATTCTCCTTCTCCCTTTATTGCCATGTTTGCTCTTGGCTTAACATAGTTTTCTGCCCATTCAGTAAGCCTGTCTACACTTACTTCAGCTGTGGAAATACTATCAAGCCTCGGCTGAACAATGGTCATTCTTAGTTTTTCAATATCATAGAGACATTCAAACTGATTGAAGGCTCCAAGGGCATATAACATCATCTGTGTATTATCAGTGGCGTCTACTGCTACTCCTTTTCCGTATTTAAGATCTACAATTTCTAAGATGGCATCAGATATTATCACCAAGTCTCCTGTTCCAAATCCCTCTGGAACATAATTTGAAAAATCTAATTTTTGCTCTAGGAGTATTACTGTATCCTTTGATCTTGAATAAGCTTCATTAATTCTTTCAATGCAGTAATCAACATAGATTCGTACGTAATCCTCCATCTCCTTGCAGTAGAAGCTATTTTCCTTTTGTTTATTGATCCTTTTGTTATAAGCTTGCTTACTTATTAGCTTTAAGTGTAATGAAAGCATTAGCTCCGCTATTTCATGGGCCAGTGTCCCTTCCTCAGCATAACTACTTCTTTCTTCTTCAAATTCAAGCTCTAGCTGTGCAGATGGAGTGCAAGTGAGCCAACGCTTTGAGCCTGAAGCTGAAAGCATTGCATGAGCCTTTTCACTCATCAAATCGCCTCCGCTTCCTTAAGTAATGCCACATAGTGTTCCTCTGCAACTTCTGTTAATTTATTTGCTCCAAACTTTTTAATTAATGCCTTAACTTCTTTTTGTTTACCTGCCTGTGAAAGTGCTGCAAGCTTAGCCCTAACATCTTCTAAAGCTACAGTTTTACTTTCTTCCTTTTTAAATTCTTGTTTTAAAGGTTCTTCATTTTTACTTTCAGTTTTAATAACTTCAGTATTCGGTTCAACTGTTTGTTCTTCTTTTATTGGTAAAACAGCACCTAATTTTATTTGTGGTAGTGCTTCTGCTAAAGCTAATATAGCAGCCATAAGTTCTGGAGATTCTAATCTCACTTTTACATTAATATCCATTTATAACACCTCTTCTTTAATTTTTATTTTCTATTATTAATTGCTGAAAAGTAGCTTGTGGTAAAACCCTTAGTAATCCACCTAAAAGTTTCCTACCTGCTCCTCTTTTGCCATTTAAAGCTCTACTTAATGTTCCTTTTGAAACTCCAGCCCTTGAAGCTAATTCATTTTGACTTAAGCCAATAGCCCTACATTTTTCTATAACATAATCTTTATTTAAAACCAT